GATGTGGGGGGCGGTCAGCGCGGAGGGCGGGGCGGAGCCCGAAGCCGAGACGCCGGACGGGCAGACGAAGCAAGAGCGCCACCCCAACCGCACCGTCGCGGGCTTCAATCAGCGGTGGAAGGCCACTCGCGGTGCGGTTGGGGTGGCGCCGGAACTCCCGATGGACGGGGCGGCGGGATGAGTGTCCCCGTCCTCTCGGTGCGCCTCACGCCCGTCCTCTCGTGGAGCCGGCCGCGCCCCGGGCGGGGCTTCATGCGCTACGAGGGCGCCTACGCCGCCGGGCGGGACGGGTGGGCGCTGCTGGTGCGGCACGCGGCCACCGCGCAGGGGTGGGCGGCGCCGGAGAAGACGGCGCGGCTGCACGTCTCCGTCCGGGTGACGAACGGCGGGAGGCGCGACCTGGACCGGGTCTGCACCGCGGTGCTGGACGCCCTCCAGGGGGGCGGGGCCATCGCGGACGACTGCCTCTGCGACGGGCTGCACGCCGAGCGGGTGTGGGTGCCGCGGGCCGAGCCGCGGGTGGAGGTGTCCGTGCTGCGGCTGGCGGACGCCGTGCGGGGGGTGGTGGTGACCTACGAGCGGAGTGAGCCAGCGGGCGAGGCGGTGCCCACGGCGTGGTGGTACGGGCGGGAGCGTCTGGGGTGAGGGTGGAGGACGGCGGGGAGGCCCGGGCGGTGCGCTCGCCCGTCCTCCGGGACATCATCGACTACCTCGTCCACTACCAGGACCGCCTCGGGCTGGACGAGCACTCGGGGGAGCTGCTGGTGAGCTGGGGGCCGCGGGGGACGACGGCGCGGCCCCGCCCGGTGCTGCCCACGCGGCCGGGGCGGGCCAGGAAGTAGCAGGCGCTATACTTCGGCAGACAAGGCCAGGTTGAGGCCACGATAAGCGGTGTCGTAGGCCGGCGCCGGTTCGCACCTCCGCGAGGGGGTGGGGCCGGCGCCTTTGTGTTTCTGGAGCGAGGCGGCGTGCGGACGGTTCCTGCGGACTACTTCGGCGGCCCGGTCTTCGCCGCCCCGGCGGCGGGAGAACTCTTCCGCGCCCACACCTGCACCGCTTGCGGGCACCGGGCCGTGACCTGGGCGGCGTTCCGCGTCCACCGGCCGGAGTGCAGTGGGCGGTTGCCCGACGCCTTCCCGCTGCCCCTGGCGGCGGCGGGTCGGGCCGCGTAGCGGACGGACGGACGAGAGGACGGAGCATGGCGACCATCACGCGGTTCATCGGGTACTTCGAGGACGGGGCGGTGCAGGCGGGCTACGACTACGACGACGCGGCGGCCATCCCCCGGATCACGCGGGTGTTCGCGGAGAACAACGGCCCGAACACGATGCGCCTGACCCTGAAGCGCAAGTCGGACGGGGCCACGCTGCGGCAGGTGGACTGCGAGCCGGGGTTCGGGCGGGAGGCGACGCTGAACAACACCCAGGCGCAGCGGTCCCGCCTCAACATCGACAACCCGCTGAAGCCGCGGCTGCTGGACCACGACATCGAGGTCCAGTACCCGTACTTCGGGGACTGAGGGGACTGAGGGGCGCAAGGGCGACTTGGTGACCGATGGCCGTCGCGTTCCGCTCCGCCACCAGCAGCACCGGGTTGGCGCCGTCCCTGCCCTCGGGGACGACGACGGACGACGTCGTGCTCGCCGTCTACTCGGGCGAGAACTCGGGCGTCACCGTGGTAGCGCCGACGGGCGGGGCGTGGACGAACATCTCGACCGACACCAGCGTCAACGGCGGGGGCGAGCTGCAGCACCACACCTGGTGGGCGCGCAAGACGGCGGCGGCGCTGAACTCGACGTGGACGGACTCCGGCGGCGGGGGGCGGGTGTGCCTGGTCACCTACTCGGGGTGCAAGACGTCGGGCAGCCCGATCAACGCCTCCCGCTACGCCGAGGGCGTGAACAACCTGTCCATCCCCTCGATCACCACGACGGTGGACGCCTGCATGATCGTGGGCTTCTACAACTGCCTGTTCTGGGGGACGTACACCTCGGCCGACTTCACGAACGAGCGGATCGACCAGGGGGAGGCCATCGCGGTCTACGACGACGGGCTGCTCGCCACGGCCGGGGCCACGGGGGCGATGGCCGTCACCCGGGGCGGGGGGACGATGGGCGGGACGCTGGTGGCGCTGGAGCCCCCGGGCGGCGGGGGGGCGCAGGACGACCCGGAACTCCGGGGGCGGCCCTACGGGCTGCACGGCGGGGCGCAGATGCACCAACTGCTGGCGCAGTGACCGGGAGGCGGTAAGGGCGAATGGGCAGGATCACGGTCCTCAAAGGGGAGAACTTGACGCTCGGCACCGGCAGCGTGCTGGCGGCCTTCCAGACGACGGCGGCCACCAACGCGGGCGCGGCCGTGTTCGTCAAGCGCCTGGAGATCAGCCAGAGCGGGAGCGCGACGCTGGCGCTGTGCCGGGCGGAGTTCGCCACGCGGGACACGGCGGGGACGCTGACGATGACCTCGCTGGCGCCGACCAACGTGCGGCCGATCGGCGGGCCGGCGTCGGCCTTCTCGGGGAACACCGCGCCCGCCGGGGGCACCGGGCGCTCGGGCATCAACTCGAGCGCGGACTCGGGCGGGACGTACACGAGCATCTACCCCTTCAACTTCGCCAACACGGCGGGCTACCTGTGGAAGCCCGCGCCGGACGAGGAGCTGTGGGTGGCGGCGTCCACGCTGTTCGTGGTGCGGTTCGCGACCGCGCCGGGGACGACGACGGGCTGGACGTTCGCGCTGACGCTGGACGAGAACTAGAGGAGCGGAGGAGCAGCGATGACGACGACGGGCGCGACGATGCCGGCCCCCAGCGGGACGGTGCGCGTGGTCAAGAACCCCCGGCCCGCGACGGTAGCCCCCAAGGCGGACCCCAAGCCGCCGAAGGGGCTGATCCGAGACGACCTCCGGGGGCACTACCGGGCGGAGCGGGCGGGGCTCCTCCTGGAGCGCCGCCGGGAGCGCGTCCCGGTGCAGCAGCGGGCGCTGGCGTGGCTGCGGGACCGGGTGCACCCGGGCATCCCCCGGGCCTACTACAAGGCCGTCCTGGGGCACGACGCCCACGTCTCGCTGGAGGCGTGCCTCTACGTCTCGCACTTCCACGCCACCCAGCCGGACCCCTTCACCGGGCGCCTGGGCTGGACGGAGAACGTGGGCCGCGTGTCGCAGGGCAAGGTGACGACCGCCTTCCGGGACTTCCTCGCGCTGATGCTGGTGACGGACGCGACCACCATGGGCGACTACAAGTACCACGAGGTGGGGACGGACAACACCGCCGAGGCGAACTCGCAGACCGCCCTCATCGCCACCAGCGGCATCGCCCGCGCCGTGGGCACCCAGACCAACCCGACCGGCAGCACGTACCAGAGCGTGGCGACGGTAACGGCCGACACGACAGAAACTTGGCAGGAACACGGACTTTTCAACGCTTCCACCTCGGTCACCCTCATGGACCGGAGCCTCATCTCCCCCACGGTGGCGGTCGTATCGTTGGACACCGTTACTTTCACTTACGTCCTCACGCTGAACGCGGAATCCTAGCTCCTATGTGTGGTATACTGTGTCAGCAGAGGGAGACACGGTATGCCAGCCAAGGTGCCCAATGTCGCGTGGAAATGTGAGCAGTGCGGGAAGCGGGTGTGGCTCAAGCCGGGCATCGCCAAGACCAAGCGGTTCTGCTCGCGGGCGTGCCTGTACGCCGGGCAGCGGGTCGAGAACCCGGTTCGAGAGAAGGCGGGACAGCGGCTAGCCCGCTACGGCGTGCGCCAGTGCAAGGTGTGCGGGAACGACTTTGAAGCGAAGCACCAGTCGCAGTTGCTGTGCAGCCAAGCGTGCGTCGCGCTCAACATGCAAGCGCGGGTGCGGAAGGATCAACCCGATCCGCGCCCGTGCGAGGTGTGCGGGACGGTGTTCACGCCGCGTCGGGGCGCTACCGGCCGGTTCTGTTCGCGCACTTGCACCTACGCCGGACAGCGGGGCGCGCGCTCGCCGCACTGGCGCGGGGGGCGGACGGTGACCACCACCGGCTACGTCCTCGTGCGTGTCCCTGAGCATCCGTATGCCCAGCAGCACCACGGCTACGTGCCCGAGCACCGGATCGTGATGGAGCAGAAGCTCGGGCGATTGCTCGAGGACCACGAGACGGTCCACCACATCAACGGGGAGAAGGGCGACAACCGCCCCGAGAACCTCCAGCTCCGTACCGGCAACCACGGCAAGGGCCACTCGTACCGCTGCCTGGACTGCGGCTCCACCAACGTCGTCGCCGTCGAGATCGAGGACGCCCCGAACTAACCCATGCCCCTCTACCGCCCGTCGCCCCGGCCGACGTTCTCCCGCCGCGCCGTCCCGCAGGGGGCGGTGGCGTCGGCGCGCTCGGCGGCGGGCGACCTCCCGGCGCAGACGGGCGCCCTCGCCCGGCTGAAGGCCGCGCTCCGCTCCCTGGCCGGCTCGCTCCCGGCCCAATCGGGTGCCCTGTCCCGCGTCCTGGGTGCGCTGCGCGCCCTCGCGGGGGCGATGCCCAACGCGACGGGCGCCCTGACCCGGGTGAAGGGCGGCGTCCGGTCGCTGGCGGGCGACCTCCCCGCGCAGTCGGGGGCGCTGACGCGGGTCAAGGGGGGCGTGCGGTCCCTCACCGGCAGCCTCCCCGCGCAGAGCGGCGCCCTCACCCGGCTCCTCGCCGCCGTCCGGTCGCTGACCGGGAATATGCCGGCGGCCACGGGTGCGCTGTCGCGGCTCATCGCCGTCAGCCGCTCCCTCGCGGGGAACCTCCCCGCCGCCACCGGGGCGCTGACGCGGGTGCACGCCCGGGACCGCTCGCTCATCGGGGCGATGCCCGCGCCGTCCGCGACCCTGGCCGGGCAGATCAGCGTCAGCCGCTCCCTCGCCGGCTCGATGCCGGCGGCGACCGGGGCACTCACTCGGGTCAAGGGCGGGGTGCGGGCGCTCGCGGGTTCGCTGCCCGCCCAGAGCGGCGCCCTCACCCGGGTGCTGGCCGCGCTGCGCGCCCTCGCGGGGAACCAGCCGACCGCCACGGGCGACCTCTCGGCCTCCGGGGTGGGCTCCCGCTCGCTGGCCGGATCGTTGCCCGCACCGACCGGGACGCTGACGCGCGTCCTCGCGGCCGTCCGGTCCCTGGCGGGTTCGTTGCCTACCCCCACGGGGGCGTTGACCCGCGTCCAGGCGCGGGCGCGGAGCCTGACCGGGGCGATGCCGGCCGGGAGCGGCACCCTCACCGGACAGCAGACGGTGTCCCGCTCCGTGGCGGGCTCGCTGCCGGCGGCCACGGGCGCCCTGACGCGGCTCCCCGGCCGGGTGCGTTCGGTCGCCGGGAACCTGCCGACGGCGACGGGCGCTCTCTCTCGGGTGTGGGCGGTCGGGCGCGCCCTGGCGGGGGCGATGCCGAGCGCCACCGGGCAGCTCGCCCGCCGGATGGCGATCCACGCCGCGACCCTCACCGGGAACCTCCCCGCGGCGGACGGCACGCTCTCCCGGGGGGCGCACGTCTCCCGGGGCCTCGCCGGAAGCCAGCCCGCTCCCACGGGCACGCTGGCCTACTTCGTGGGGGAGACGGACGTGCCGGGGCACCTCACCCTGGGCGAGTCGCTGACGGCGGACGCCCTCATCGGGGACGCCCTCTCCGGTGCGGTGGCGCTGGGCGACGCCGACGTGGGCGGCGGACTGCGGATCGGGAGCGGGAGTTAGCGCATGATCGTTTCTTACGATGTTTCCGACCGAGTGCGCCTGGGCAACCACTCGGGCAATACGAGCACCGCGGCGTTCACCACGGTGGGCGGGGTGGCGACGGACCCCACCGAGGTGGTGCTCACGGTGCGGGAGCCGGACGGGACGCTCGCCGTCTACCGCTGGCCCACGCCGGGGGTGGGCGAGTCGGCGCTGAGCAAGGAGACGACGGGGCGGTTCTACGCCGACGTCGGCCTGGACGCCGCGGGGCTGTGGGCGTACCGCGTGGAGGGGACGGGGGCGGTGGTCGCCTCGGAGGAGGGGATGCTGCACGTCCGCAAGAGCGTGGTGGCGGCGGAGGCATGAGCCCCAAGGTGCGCGTCTGGGGCGCGTGGGCGCTGCTGGTGGGTTCGTTAATTGCCTGGCCTATCACCGCGCTGACGGTGTTCCGGGAGGAGCCCCAGGGCATCCTCGGCCTGAGCTTTCTGGCGATCGTCCTGACCGCCGCGGACATCGTGTCGACGCAAGACGTCCGCAAGCAGCAGGAGGGCGAGTAGATGGCGACCGTTAGGCAGACTAGACATCTTAAAAAAGCGTTCCTCGACGCCTACCGCGACACCGGAAACATCCGAGCGTCCTGCGACATCTCCGGCGCGGCGCGGGCGACCGTCTACTGGTGGCAGGAGCACGACGAGGCGTTCGCGCTGGAGTTCCAGACGGCCCAGGTTGAGGCGGTGGAGCACCTGGAGCGCGAAGCCTACCGGCGGGCCGTGGAGGGGGTGGAGACGGCCGTCACGGCGCCCGGCCGGGGCATCGTGGGCTACGAGCAGAAGTACAGCGACACCCTGCTGATCTTCCTGCTCAAGGGCGCCGCCCCCGAGAAGTACCGCGAGCGCCTGGAGATGCGCCACAGCGGCCGCGTGCAGACGCTGGCGGAGCTGGTGGCGACGGCGAGGGACGATGCCCGCGACGGCGGCGACTAAGCCCCGCGGCCTGACGGACGGCGAGCGGGTCGTCGCCGCCCGCATCGCCCGCGACCCCGTGTGGTTCGCGGAGCGCGTCCTGGGCCACGACCTCTGGGGCGTGCAGCGGGCCATCCTGCGCTCGCTGGCGAAGCCCCGCGCCCGGGTCGCCGTGAAGGCGTGCCACGCCAGCAGCAAGACGTTCACCGCGGCCGAGGCCGTGCTGTGGGCGCCCCTCGCGGGGGGCATCGCCGTCACCACCGCGCCCACCGGCCGCCAGGTGCGCCGCCTCGTGTGGCAGGAGATCCAGTCCATGCACCCCCGCAGCGCCTACGCGCTGGGCGGGGAGCTGCTGGACGTGGAGTACCGCGTGGCCCCCGACGCCTACGCGCTGGGCGTGTCGACCGACCAGGGCGTCAACTTCCAGGGCTTCCACGCCCGACCGGACGGCTTCCTCCTCATCGTCATGGACGAGGCGCCGGGCGTCTCCCCCGAGGTCTACCCGGCCATCGAGGGCATCCGCGCCGGGGGCGACGTGCGCGTCCTCTCGCTGGGGAACCCGGACGTCGCCAGCGGCCCCTTCCACGACATCTTCACCGCGGACCGGGCCGGGTGGGAGACGCACACCATCGACGCCTTCGACACCCCGAACTTCGAGGACGAGGCGCGGCCCGGCCACCAGCTCACGCTGGAGGAGCTGCTGGCGCTGCCCGACGCGCGGCTCGACCACAGCCCCCGGCCCTACCTCATCTCCCGCCGCTTCGTGGTGGAGAAGTTCCACGAGTGGGGCGAGGCCGGCGCCCTGTGGCAGTCGAAGGTGCGGGGGCGGTTCCCCGAGCAGGGCGAGGACGCGCTGCTGTCCCTGGCGTGGCTGGAGGCCGCCTCCCGCCGGGAGATCCCCGTCGCGGCGGACCACGAGTGGGAGGCGGGGGTGGACGTGGCCGGGCCGGGGGAGGACGAGACGGTGCTGTGCGTCCGGCAGGGGCCGACCGTCCGCTCCGAGCAGTGGTGGGCGAAGGCCGACCCCCGGGGCGAGGTGCTCGACGCCCTGCGCCCCTTCGGCGACCGGCTGAAGCGGATCAAGGTGGACACGGCCGGCATCGGCTACTACTTCGCCAAGCACCTGGAGGACCACGGCTTCGCCGGCCGGGTGGCCCACGTCAACGTGGGGACGGCGCCGCGGCAGCCGGAGAAGTTCACGAACCTGAAGGCGGAGGCGTACTGGGGCCTGCGCGACCGGGCGCAGGCGGGGGACTTCGCGGGCTTGCGCGACCAGACGACCCTGTCCCAGCTGGCGGGCATCCGCTACCGCCAGACGCCGCGGGGGCAGACCGAGATCGAGAGCAAGGTGGACGCGCGGAAGCGGGGCGTGAAGTCGCCGGACCGGGCCGAGGCCGTGATGCTCGCCTTCCACTCGTCGCCCAAGACCGAGGTGTTTTAATCCATGCCCCCGAACCCGCTGCGCGCCGCCGTCCGCTTCCTCCGGGGCGACGACCTCCCCCACCGCCAAACCGCGCCCGCGGTGGAGGCCGCCCTGCCGCCGGGCACCGCCCAGCAGAAGCTCTACTACGAGACGCTGCCCCCGGCCTTCTTCACCTACAACATGATCGGGCCGAACGGCCCCCTCATCCACGGGCCGGGCGCCTACGCCATGTACGGGGGGTACGACGGCGTGCCCGTTGCCAGCAACAGTGCCGTGTTCGCCTGCCTGGCGGTGATCGCCAAAGCCTACTGGGCGGCGCCCCTGCGGGTGTTCAAGACGGCGGCGGACGGGCAGGAGGAGTGGGTGGCGGACCACCCCTTCCAGGAGTTCGCGGACGACCCGCACGAGGGCCTGACGAAGCGGGAGGTGGACTGGTGGCGCCTGGTCGCCGTCCACGTGCACGGCAACGCCTACCTGCGGAAGGTCCGCACGGGGGCGGGCAACCCCCGGTACGTGCAGCTCATCTCCCCCACGCGGATGGTGCCCGTCACCACCAAGGAGGACCGGGAGCGGGGGATCTTCATCTCCCACTACCGGCACGAGTACGAGAGCGCGAAGTACGAGGAGATCCCCGCGGAGGACGTCGTCCACTTCCGCATGGGGGTGGACGACAGCGACCACCGGCTCGGCTGTAGCCCCCTGCAGCGGGTCATCCGGGAGGTGTGCTCGGACGAGGAGGCCATGCGCTTCACCCAGGCCCTCCTCACCAACATGGGCGCCGTCGGCCTGGTGGTCACCCTCCCCCCCAACGTGCCCATGACGCGGGAGGAGGCCGAAGAGCTGCGCGGAAGGATCGACGACAAGTTCGCCGCGGACGGCCGGGGCCGCACCACCGTCCTGACCAACGGCGCGACCATGACGCAGACGGGGTTCAACCCCCAGCAGCTCAACCTCAAGGACGCGCACCGCATCCCGGAGGAGCGGATCGCCGCCGTGCTGGGGGTGCACCCGATGGTGGCCGGGCTGGGCGCGGGGCTGGAGCGGTCGACGTTCAGCAACTACGAGGAGGCGCGGGACGCCCTCTACGAGGCGACGGTGCTTCCCCTGTACGAGGCGGACGCGGAGACGTGGCAGAAGCGGCTGCTGCGGCCGGACTTCGACACGGACCCCGCCGTCCGGGTGCGCTACGACATCTCGGACGTGCGGGCGCTGCAGGAGGACCAGAACGAGATCTACGCGCGGTTGAGCATGGCGGTGGAGAAGAAGTGGCTCACCCGGAACGAGGCGCGGGCGGAGGTGGGCTTCCCGCCCATCGAGGGCTGGGACGAGGAGGACACCCAGAGCGCAGCGGACGCGGCGGCTGCCCTCGCGGACGCCATGCCCGCCCCTCCCCCTGCGCTGCCGCCGCCGGGTGGGGACGAAGAAGAGGGGGGAGCGCCGCCCGCACGCAATGAGCAGCGGATGCGGCGCATCGCCCAGCGGAAGGCGCAGGCCCTGGGGGCGTTCCCGGGATTGCTGGACGCGATCCACGACCTGGCGGTGCCGGCGCTGCAACAGGACTTAGCGAGCTACTACGAGCGGCAGCGCGCCCAGGTGATGGGCCGCCTGAAAGGTGGAGGGTGAGATGGCCGAGAAGTCGGAGTACACCCCGGCGGAGACGCAGGCGCAGCGGCAGTCGGTCATGGCCGACCTGGAGAGCGGCAAGACCATCGAGCAGGCGGCGAAGGCGGCGGGGGTGTCTGTGGGGCGGGCGAAGTGGCTGCACCGGGAGGGGGTGCGCCTCCAGCACTCCACCGAGCAGACGAGCGTGAGCACCGACCCGCTGCCGGAGGTGTGATGGCGGTGCTTGAGGGCGAGTACGTGTCGTTCGCTGAGGCCGCTGGCGTGGTCGGCATCGACAAGTACCGGATGGCGGTGGTGGTGAAGCGGGCGGGGGTTCCTGTCTACCGCTCCCCGCAAGACGCCCGCAAGAAGTTCCTCAAGCGGGACGATCTCGCTCGCCTTACGGCGTACTACCGGGTGGAGGCGAGCGCCTGATGCCTGACCTGGACGATGTCTACAGCAGCGAGGAAGAACAGACCCTCCTCGCCCTTGTGGTTTTCCCTCGGTACGAAAGGATGCTGGAGGTGGTCCACCGCCTGGTGGAGAGCGCCTTCCCCGAGCTGGACGCGGAGGCGTTCCGCCTGGACGACGCCGCCACGCGGAGGCTGCTGGCGAAGGCGGCCGAGCAGGTGGTCCGCATCGACGAGACGACCCGCGACGGGCTGCGGAAGGTGCTCCAGCAGGGGCAGAAGGCCGGGTACAGCGACCAGCAGATCGCGGACGGCGTCCCGAAGGACGGCTTCGGCGGGGTCAAGGGTCTCTACCTCAACACCTGGAAGTCGCGTCCGGAGACGATCGCGCGGACGGAGATAGCGACGGCCCAGGTCGAGGCGAGCCTGGACCGGTACAAGGCGACGGGCCTGGTGTCCAAGGTGGAGATCGTGGAGCACCTGGACACGGACGCCCAGTGCGCCGCGCGGAACGGGAGGGAGGTGCCCCTCTCCAGCCGACCGGGGCTGCTGCACCCCAACTGCTTACCCGGTGACCAACTGGTGTCCGCACCAGACGCTCAGGGCGCGACGGTTCGGGAGTTTGAAGGGGAAGTGGTCGTCTTGCGAACAGCCGCGGATGATCTCCTCACCTGTACCCCTAATCACCCGGTACTGACACCGCGCGGTTGGGTCGCAGCCGATGCCCTCGCGGAAGGCGACGACGTAGTCCGCAGCCGCACGGGTAAGGGCGTACCGCTCACCGATGCACTCGACGATGACGACGTGCCAACCCCGATCCAGGAGGTAGCGCGTGCGCTCGTCGTGGCGGGCGGCGGCGCGGCCCTGACGGTGCCAGGAGCCGCCCCACAGTTCCACGGCGATGGACGGGTAGGCCGCGATGTCTACGTTGTACGGGCCGACCGCTTCGCCCAGCCAAATCCCCCTATCGTCTCGGTCGATCTCCGCCAGCCATTCCCGCATCTGCTCGTCGAGGGGGCTCACGCCGAGTCGGCGGCGCTGGCGGGCCAACGCCCGCTTCTCCAGGTCGGCGGCGCTTCGCTTCATGCCGCGCACCGCGTCGTGGGCGGCGGCGGCGTTGGCGCTGCGCCCCTCGGGCGTCATGCGCCCCATCCGCAGGCGGTTGCCCTCGCTGACGCTCCGCACCGTCCACCCGCGCCGCTTGAAGGCGCGGCTGAGGCTGGTGGCGTAGGTGCCGAAGCGGGTAGCGACATCCTCCAGCGATACGCCGGACTGGTAGAGCCGGTACGCCTCGTCAGCGTAGGGAAGCGACAGTTTCGGGGGCACGTCTACAACCTCCAGACCGAGCGGGGATGGTATGTGGCACAAGGGATTATAACCCACAACTGCCGGATGTCGCTGATCCCCGTCGTGGACGACCTCCCGGTGTCGGTGCGCCCCGAACCCGCCGCTCCGGCGGCGCCGTGGCTGTGGGACGACGACGAGACGCGCTTCGACGTGCAAGGGAAGGCGGCGAAGCCGGGGTGGGAGGCGGCCCTGACCGACGGCGAGCGCGCTGCGGTCAAGTCGTACACGACGGGCGGCTACCGCGACCTGAACGAGCGGCTCCGGGAGGGCACGCCGCTGACCGCGGAGCAAACCCGGTTGAAGTCGCAGATCGACGCGGCGCTGGAGAAGGCCGGGGAGTACGCCGAGCCGGTGACCGTCTGGCGGGGCGTCAACCTCGGGAACGCCGGGATGCCCCCCGGGCACGAGTTGGCGGGGCGGAGTCAGGCCGAACGCGAGGCGCTCGTGCGGCGCTCGCTGGCGGACTACGCCCAGGACCGCTTCTCTCCCGGCGACACGCTCGAACTGGGCGGCTTCCAGTCGACGTCGTTCCGGGTCAACCCCGCACTCGATGCCTCCGTCTCGAAGACCAGTCCGGGGGTCGTCTTCGAGATCCGGGCGAAGCGGGGGGGCTACCTCGCGCCCCCGCTCACCGCTTACGACGACGAGGCGGAGCTGCTGCTCGGTGAGGCCACCCGCTACCGGGTCGTCAAGGTGCTGCCGGATGTGGCGTTCGAGCGGGACGAGGACGTCGTCGTCCGCCGGACCGTCGTGGAGTTGGAGCAACTATGAAACGCCCGCAGCAGGAACGCTACGCGCAGCCCATCGAGGCCGTCAAGGTCGTCCGCAAGGCACCCCGGAAGCCGAAGTGAGCAGCGAACGTAGCCCGCGGGAGGCGTTACCGGCTCCCAGTTCTCGGAGCCGGGTGATCTGCGTCTCGGTCAGCCAGACGGTGAGCCGCCGGACCGGCTGGTCGGCGGCGGGCTTGCGCCCCGCCCCCGGCCGCCGGCCGCCCCGCCCGTCAGGCATCGGTCCGCCTCGCGAGCCGGGCGTCGACCTTGGCGACCATCGCCTCGCGGCGCTGGGCGGTGGTGCGCTTCGGGTCTGCGTCCAGCCAGACGCCGTGCGCCCGCTCGCACTTGGCGGAGCAGAAGGGGGTGACCCCCATCTCGAACCGGCCGCCGCAGTGGTTGCAGCGGACGATGGGGAGTTCCGCGAAGCGGAGGGTCTGGGCGGAGGAGGCGGGGAAGGTCATGGGAGGGGGCCTTTCTGCCGGTTGGTCGGCCCGGCGCCGTTCTGGATTGATTATCGCATACCTAAATCAGAAAAGTCAATGGGTGGCTGGGGGTTCCCGGCATGACCACCCTCGCCCCCCGGCTGCTGGGGCCGGACGGCCGCCCCTTCGCGCTGGACCCGGACCTCGACGCGCCGCTGCTCGGTCCCTCCGTCATGGCCCTGGTGGGGAAGCAAAGCGCCTGCGAGATGTGGCGTTGTTTTCAGCCGTTCAAGGCGCTGCAACTGCACGGCTACCCGGCGGAGTGGGCGTGGAAGGACGACCCGAAGAGCGCGGACTACTGGCTGGCCTTCGACGCCATCATCCTCTGCCGCCTGAGCTGGTACGGCTCGCCCCGGAAGATCGGGAGGCGGTGGTTCGACACGGTGCACCGGGCGGGGAAGCGCGTGTTCTACGAGGTGGACGACGACCTGTTCTCCCCGTTCATGGTGCGCCAGCAGAAGGCGGGCATCGCCGCGGAGGAGACGGTCGAGAACCTGGAAGCCCAGCGCCGGGAGAGCGTGTGGACCCTCCAGCAGTGCGACGGCGTGACGGTCAGCACCCAGCGCCTCGCCTCCGTCGTCCGGCTGTACACGGATAAGCCGGTGGCCGTGGTGCCGAACGCCATCGACGCCGAGTGGTTCCAGGCGGTGCAGCGCCACGGGAAGCGTCCCGTGGAGGGGCTGACCATCGGCTGGGCGGGGGGCAACCGGCCGGACGGCGACTTGAAGGAGATGGCGATCGCGTGGGGCCGCATCGCCAAGCGGTATCCGGACGTGACGTTCCTGGTGATCGGCACGCAGCCCTGGCCCATCTGGGAGCACGTCCCGCACCGCCGGATCAAGGCGCTGCCCTGGCTGGACCAGCACACGTACCCCCTCGGCTTGGTGGGGGTGGACATCGGGTGCTGTCCGCTGGAGGATAGGCCCTTCAACCGCTGCAAGACCCCCATCAAGGCGTGGGAGTACGCCCTGTCGGGGGCGGCGGTGGTGGCTTCGCCCACGGTGTACCAGCACAGCATCACGGACGGCGAGAACGGGTTCCTCGCCCAGTACGACGCCGAGTGGGAGTCGCGCCTCGCCTACCTGATCGAGAACGAGGACGCGCGGCGGGCGTCGGCGGACGCGCTCAAGCGGGACGTGCTGGAGAAGTGGTCGCTCAGGAAGCAGTACCGGCGCTGGCCGGAAGGATGGCGGCGGCTGATCGAGGAGGGGGCGTGATGGCGGCGGCGAACGTTTGGGCGGTGATCGAGTACCAGCACATCGGGGGCAACGGCGCCGCGGGGGAGAAGGTGCTGAGCGAGCACCCCACGCCCGAAGCCGCGGTGAAGGCCAAGCAGGCGATGTACGCCTCGTGGCCGGCGCTGGTGGGGTGCCTGGCGATCCGGCTGGGGGTGCCCACGCTGCCGCCGTCGATCCCGGAGCCGCCCGCTGAAGAGGAAGAGGAGACGGGGGATGTTCGAGGCCCTGCGGGCGGCCCAGGCGACGGTGGTGACGGGGTACGCCGGGAAGCAAGTCGAGGTGGACGTCGAGCCCCGGTGCCCGAAGTGCGGCCGGATGCTGGGCTACCTGCTGGCCCGCCCGTGGGCGGTCCAGTGCTCCCGGTGTAAGGAGCGGCAGGAGAGCCCGTAGCCGTGCGGGTGCTTGCGCTATACTGCGTGTAGTGCCCCCTCGGGGGCGCGCGTGGCCCTGTTCCCGGATGTGGCCCATCCACCGGGAGGAGGGCCATTCGTTTGTCCGGAACACAGTACGGGCTCCCGCTCCAGATCGAGACGAAGCGTCTCGACGGCGACGAGTGGACGGTCAGCGGGTACGCCTCCACCTACGACCGCGACCTGGGCGACGACGTCGTCCAGCCGGGCGCCTTCCAGAAGTCGTTGGGGAACGGCCGCCCCGTCCGGTTCCTGTACGGGCACGACCAGCGCCAGGTGCTGGGGAAGACGCTCGAACTCAAAGAGGACGAGCGGGGGCTGTTCGGCCGCTTCGCCATCTCCAAGACGGCGCTGGGCACGGACGTCCGCACCCTCCTCAAGGACGGGGCGCTGGACTCGTTCTCCATCGGCTACCTGCCCGGCGAGACGGAGTTCGATAAGAAGGCCGGCGTCCGCAAGATCAAGGAACTCGAACTCCTTGAGGTGAGCGTGGTCGGCATCCCGATGAACCCCGGGGCGCTGGTCACCAGCGTGAAGGCGGCCGACTACGCCGCGATGCCCCTGGATGACGTGCTGGCGGCGCTCACCGAGCACCGCACCGCGGCCCTCGCGGCCGTCAAGGCGCTGTGCGAGCGCCGCCGGGGCGAGGGGCGCAAGCTCTCCGACCGAGCGATCGAGCTGATGGAGGCCCTGCGCGCGGCGTCCCTGAAGGACGCCGACGACCTCCTGGCCTACCTGACGACCGCGCCAGCGGAAGCGGCGGTCGAGGCACCCGGCCCTACCCAGTCCCCGGAGGAGGCTGCGCCAGCGGAAGCGGCGGCCCCTGCGGAAGTCCCCGCGACAGCGAAGGCGGCGGGACTCGTCGAAGCGCATTTGCGCCGGGCGCGGTTCGCCGCGGCGGCGCGCAAGTACGCGGACGTCGTCCTGCCCGAGTACGACCCGGTGGCCCACCTGG